GTGAAAATCAAGGTTAACCGGCGGGACTTCAATAACCATATAGCGCCTGTGCTGGGGAACATGATTGTTGATCAGACCACTAAAGCGCACTGGCTTAACCTTTTTGATGGCATGGGGCGAAGAGTTGTCACTGGTCAGATGCTTGGGCTGATGCAGCGTACGTTCCGTTTTTGCTCCAATCGAGGGGTCATTAATGTGAACCCAATTGAGAGCCTTAGGCGCTCTGACGTAGGTCTCACAGCATCCGTAAAAGATCGCAGATTGAGTGATGAGGAAATCAAAACAGTTTGGAACATCCTTCCTGAAATGAAGTACCGACAACAACTGATAATGAAGTTTCTCATCATGACTGGCTGCCGGAGTACAGAGATCAGAACAGCAAGATGGGAGTGGTTCGATTTCCATGAGCAAACGTGGACCATTCCGGCAAGCGATTATAAAACCGGGAAATCGGTCAGAAGGGCACTTCCCGAGGCAGTAGTAAGAATGATGTTAGAAGAGAAGGAAACGTCAGTTTCAAAACACGTTGTGACACTGTCACGCTACAGAGGGCCAGAAGATGACAGACCGCCACTACAACCAAACGTCGCTCTGTTTTCTGCTCAGATTATAGCTAAAACAGGCATGAAGCCCTGGTCTCTCCATGACCTCAGGCGAACAGTGGCGACACGCCTTTCTGAATTAGGTGCGCCGCCACATGTTGTGGAAAAACTGCTTGGCCATCATATGGCTGGTGTCATGGCACGCTATAACCTGCATGATTATCTGGATGATCAGCGTCACTGGCTTGCTGTTTGGCAGGATCACCTTGAGAAGCTGGTTGGTCAGCCTCTGGTTTGATCCCCACGTTATCTTCCCAGGCCAACAAGTCTGAAAGTCTCCACCTTTTAGGGCTGCCATTTATTTTAGGCTGCGGGAATGGCTGAGCAAAGAAAGAGGGCATCCGGGATGGGGTGCTCCAGAAATAAAGTGTGCTGCGCGATATTTTGTATCTGGACAGAACGTCATCGGTTATCAAAATTTCATCTGATTTATGAGATGTATTAGTCATAAAAACCCCTTAGTTACATTGTCCAGGCAGATGGTGTAGCCGGCGCGCGCAGCTCATGGCTGTGGCCACATAGCTACTTTTTCTGTTAACAACTTCTACAGTGATCTTTGAGCCTTGAACCACCACCGTATAAGTTCTCTTTGTTTTCTGTCGCCCGTAGGCTCCATAAAGCTCAACGTGTTTTGCCAGTGCCGCATCGCACGCTTGGCGGCCCAGAGGGGAGTGTCTGCTTCGGTTAATCAATCGCATATACATTCCTTTATCGGGAGAGTTTCCCCTCCCAATCTGGTTAACCCACGTATTCCGGTTTCATGTCGTCCAGGGCGATGCGGAACTGGTCATACAGTTCATCACCGAGGTGGCGTTTCGCGCCGTTGAGAATGCCTTCAGCTTTAGCGAACAGTTCGACGGCTTCCGGTTCTCCGGGATTAGGTAGAGAGTTGATCGCGGCCTCAACTTTGTTTCGGGCGTCTACCATGAAATAACGCTGCACGGCTTTACCTTTCAGTTCGGTGAAAAGAACAGTGCCCAACACAGCTTTCTCTTTATCCAGATCCGCCCTGATGGCTTTTGCTGCATCGACCGATTCGGCGCGCTCAATGCGGTCACGGAAATCATCTGCCAGGGAATCAATATTGAGAGCTGAATCCTGCGCGCTGGTGGTGATGTCTGTTCCGCTGGTGATCTCTGCGACAGACATTCTTTGCGCCGGCGCCGGGTTTATTTCGCGCTCGGTCCTTTGTTCAACTTCATCCGGGCTGTAAACACCCAGGATGACTTCCGGGCAATACAGCCGTGCCCAGTATTTGACGCCCAGATAAGCGATCTGCTGTTTCGGGTTAGAAACCCATAAAGGAGAATTACGTGTGACGACTCCAGAGAGATAAAGTGGCTCCCCCCAGGTGATTTCTGATTCACCGCGCAGAATCGCGCCGACCTGGACGAATAACCCGATTTCGTCTTCATCAGTCCAGCCGCGCACCCGTTCTGTAATGCTGTATTTCCCATTTTTACCGTGTTTTTCCCTGGTAATTTCCTGCGTCCTTGTGCAACGTTCCCAGTCGCCGCCGTAGCGATAATGAAATCGACCGTTAATAGCGCTGGAACTGGCGATTACCGCGTTGACGAGCTGGGCTTCATATCCGAGCACGCCGTTTACCAGATGCGTTTTTTGCGCGACTGCATAGGGATTCATGCCCCACTGCATAGCCTGCATAACGATGGCCATGCAATCGGCTGGCTTACCTGCAAGGTGAGCTGGCACTGTCACTTGTGAATCAGCCATAAGGTTTGCGAAAGCAGTTAACTGACCGAGAGCCTGAACGTTAAAGATCGCGTTGCTAGCTGAAATGGTGTTTGGTGCCTGCTGTTCGGCTGTAACAATGTTAGTGTTTTCCATGACTGTTCCCCCTTATGCCTGTACGCGCAGCGCTTCGAGACGGCGCATATCAAAATCGTTAAGTTCTTCGGTGTAGTCTTCGGTAATCGGCGCCGGCCATTCGCCAGTGTCGAAACCGTTCGCGATGGCACGCATTGCTTTGCGATATTCCAGCATGCCGAGTTCCAGCAGTTCTTCGGATGCCTCGATGATGGCGATCCAGTGGTAGTTCTCGTCTTTGTTGACGAATATCCAGAAAAACTGGTCAAGGGCTGCGGTTTCGCAGTACATAGCCGCGCTCAGGTGGTAATCGCGCTCGATGATTTCCCGGTGCAGCTTCGCGCGCAGGCCTTCCTGCTTAATGTTCCACATACTGATGGTTTTCAGGTCCGCACCAATGCGCAGGCCGCCCATGTCTATCTCAAGGTCAGGGCGCACGCGAACTTCCAGCCCGGTTTCCTCATCAATGCCGAAATAGCTCACCTCGACGGCACGGCTCGGGTGCGTCAACAACTTGCCAGCGGTCGGGTGATTCAACAGTGCTTTCTGAATGGCCAGTGCCGTAGCCAGCTGCTGGCGGGTAACCAGCACTTTTCCTTCCGGGTTCTCGCGCCATGCATCCAGCAGCTCGTCGGCAAACACGGCATCCGGTTTTACCGATTTCACGGCTTGAATCAGATCGGCCTTTGTACCAGAGACTTTCAGGGGCTGCGCCTTCTGTGCTTCCTGAGCAACCATGTCAGGATTAATAAGCGCCAGCTGTTCCAGTAAGACATCGCGGCCACCGCTGGTTTTCACCTGGGCGGGCAGGGTGGCGTTGTATTCTTTGATGCAGGCCTTCATTGCGCTGGCGGTTTGCTTCTGACCGTCTTCAATGCGCTGGAACTCAGCAGGTAAAGACATATAACCCTGGCCGGTTTCTTCAAATGATGTACCCAAGGGAACCTGGGCGGGCAGGGTCGCGTTGTATTCCTCCAGGAATCTCTTGATGTCATCTGCGCTGAGCAAAACCGGAAGCCCGTTGTTGTATTCGTCGATAAACGCGCGGATCGTCGCAGTCGTGGTGAAGGCGCCTTCCGGGATTTCCGGCTCTATACTGAATTCTTTTTCCAGCTGATCAGGCTGCAGCGCCAGTGCATGCACCAGATTGCCCATATCCAGAACAGGAGAGCGCACCTTCTGGATGGTTTTGGATACGTGGCGCGCCTCGAAATACATCAGCGATACCCGCGCATCTTTAACCATCGTGGAGCTGATACCGTTAGCGGCGTGGTAGATCTCATTTGGCACGCCTTCATATCGACCAGGCTCGAAATACTCCGGCCATGCTGGCGCTGCTTGTTCAGCCACTTCCTCTTCATCGCTATGAGCACTCTCGGAAACCTGGCTTTTCAGCACTTCGGCGGTAAGATCCGGGCAGCGTTCAGCCAGTATTTTGCTCATGTTCACGGCAATTGTTTGCGCAGGAGGCTCATCAGCGCCTTCGCCTGCTGATACCGCATTATCATTTTCGTCTTCGACCGGCTGAGCCGTTTCCATCTGCACATTGCTGGTGGTTTCCCCGGAATTAGCTGGATGTAATTTTTCATCTGCAGCGCGCTGGCGCGCCTGGTCCACTATAGAAAGTGCTGGTGCTGGCTTGCTATCCATCAAACCATCAATCGAAAAAACACCATTGCCCATGTTTGAAACTTCAGGCTGTTTGGGTTTGGTCAGGTCTTCGGTTATCCACTTCGGATCCGTGGGGTCACTGATGCCTTCGACATATTCGCCACGTTCGGCGGCCAGAACCTGATTAGCGTCAGGGCGTTTCTTTTGAGCTTCTTTAACCAGTTCGGTGCCAATTACCTGAAAGTCAGTTGGGAGATTTTCCAGGTCAGGCGCACCTTTATCTCCATCGATAGCCTTTTTCACAGCGTCCAGAGTGACAGCGGCAGATGAAACATGACCAGCTTTCTCAAGCGTCTCAGCAGAAGGGACGTCATGCTTATGCTCGGTCAGGTTCGTATTGATATAGGTCTGCAGACTTACCGGGAAATGATGAATATCGCTGGTGGCGCCACGGATAAGGGCAAAAATGGCGGCGCGGGAATAATCCAGGATGCCTGCAACCTTGCGCAGCGCTGCAGACCATTCCTTGAACGGACTTTCTTTCTTCTGGACGATCTCTTTGGCCCGGCGGTGAATTGATGCCGGGAAATTGTAGATATCGAAATCCATTGGCATTGTGGCCAGGGCTATTTCTACATCGAGCGTATCAAGGGTATGGGTGTAGTCAGGGTTGCGATCGGTTTTATTACCGCCGCCAGCATTCGTACCTGCATCGGTTTTCAAAACCGAAGAAATGCAGTTACCGGCAGCCCATTCCCTGGTGAGAATGCCGCGGTCGATCGCGTTCGTGGCGAACCACAGCTTAGCAAACTGGATACGCTTACCGAGCTCATGCCGTTTCCCTTCCGGGAAGACTTTTTTATTGGCGCTGGTGAATTTCCAGAGCGCCGGCATATCGTATTTTTTGATTTCAGGGACATTCTCGGCGGCCAGAATCAGATCCTGGACGGCTGCGTTATCAGTGTCCATTTCAAGAGCTGACAGCTCCTGCCGGTGAGGCATGCTGATATGATAAACGTGACGTTCTTCGGCCATGTACTGCGCCAGCAGCTTCGCGCGAAAGGGGAGTTCGGCCACGTTAAAAAGCGCGCTGGAATCGTCCTGGTATTCATCACTACCGAAAGTTTCCACGGTCTCATCTTGTACCGCGTCGATAGTGGTATTGGCATCAACCAGCTCGCCAGTAACGGCCTCAGAGGTTACTCCTGCATCATCGATGTGATGATCCGCAGGCACCTGACCTGGCTTCAGAGCCCAGGTGCGACCATCATCGCCGAGCTGGTAGCGTTCGCACCATGAGTATTCGAGAACACCTTCCGCCGGAAGGTCATTGAATACCGGGAAATCGGTGCGAATTGGTTTTTGATAGTCTTTGCCGCGGCCTGTTTCGATCCCAGCGTCTTCCAGATCGACGTCCAGCTGCAGAAGGGCGCGAGCTTCTGATTTATTAGTGCGCCAGATTACGGCATCAGCTTTACCCGATTTTTGAGTCGCTTTTATCAGATAAAAATATTCCATGTGATAGCCTCTATTTTGGATGTAGAATCCCCCGGGCCATTGGTAGCGCCCATTCAGGGTGGTCATTGGTTTTGGTAATTTCCGGTGTAACTTTGGTCGGTGGCACCGGACGTACAGCCCGCTTCGGCGGGTTTACGTTAGCCCTCGTGCGCCATCTGGTCGTAAGAGGCGCAGCGTTCAGAGCAGTACTCTTTTTCTTTCCGTGCGAGCTGGTTCCCCTGGAGGTACAACAGGGTGCTTACCACTGGTTTTCCCTCGATTGCTTTACGGCAGTAACCGCATTTCTTCTGCATTCTTCCCCCTACATTTGCACCGTGAACCCGGCCGGATGCTCGTCCAGTACACCTTTCAGCGGATAACATTCAGCTTTCACGTGTTGCTCTTCTGCGGCTGCCTTGCAGTCATTCTCAGTGTCGTAAACGCCGAGCAGGACATCCTGATTACCGCCCGTCAGCATGCTAACGGTGAGAACCAGGGCAAACATCGTGCTCATGAAGGGTCTCCTTTTTGCGCGAGCATGTAGCACACCCGGCGGATGAAAGCTGACAGCGGATTTAAACGAACAGCCTGCTGACGAGCGGGTTTTCGTGCGAAATCAATCATAGAAATAACTCCCTCAGTGCGCTGATAAGCGCTATCCAGATGAAGAGTCCAATTACTGCCGAAATGACCATGGCTCTGATGCCTTGTTTACTCATTTCAACCTCTGCCTTGTCGCCGGCCAGCGGAACGTTACTACCTACTGCGCATTGATATTTCCACCTCATCCCGGCATTCGTATGCTCCTGGCAGCTACTTCGTGGGCGTCCTGCTTGGTGGGGTGTTGCTGGAGTTAATTAAACACAATGTTTAATGTTGTGTCAACATTATGAGTAATTAAACGTAAACAAAAAGTTTATAACGAGAGATGGGTTAGTGCAGGGAGTATGTTTATGGGTCTATTCTTTGGTTTTAAAAACATCTATGAGGGCTAATGGTATGCGGTATGAGGATGAGTTTTTCGCAGAGATGCACCCGCAAATAGCGCAGGTTATCGGGGTAGCGGTTATGCAGTTACTGGTTGAAAAGCAAGAGCCGTCAAGAGAGGCGCTGATAGAGATGATTCAGGTGTTGTGGCAGGAAGACCATGTCGATCTGGCTGTGGAATTGGCCCTTGACATTCTGTCGCTACCGAAAGAGTAGGGGCAATAAAACTCGACGCGTGGCCGGGCTACTGGCGCTGACAATACGGCAATATTTTTTCAATCGCTGATTGAATAAATGAAGGGCTATGAAAGTCAGGATCTTTCAACGGGTCACTGACATCAATACTGTTTTGCAGGGAGCGCTGATATTCACTCCAGAGTTCCGAAAGGTGTTTCTTGTTCTTGGGGCTGCAGATATCAATGAACGTATCAATCTCTCGCTGTGATATTGATACATTTCCGCCACCGGGAAACACTCCATTCTCAATAAGTCGCAATTGATCTCTTAATTTTTGTCTTATTATATCGCTTATTGCATTGAACTCTTTGCGTTTTTCCCCTTTTACTGCATATCTGTAGCTAAAGTAACCGCTTGCAGGAACTGCTGTGATAGATACAATCATTGCAATAGTTGCAACGATGTCGCTATAGCTCATGGAGGTTTTTCTATGTCTGGCTCTGATATCTTGGCCACAGTTGCCTTGATTATTTCAGTTACAAACCTCTCCGTAATTCTCTACGGGATATGGCGCTTACGTGATTAAACCGTTGTGATGATTATTCTTCATCGCCCTTAATCCTTCGCCCCATGTACTTGGCATACAGCTCATCGAGCTCTTTGAGACGCAGAGATACGATCCGCAGCATGTTCTGTTGCTCTTCTTCGTTGGGGAGTTGGTTATAGAGTTCCAGCAACCGTTTCTCGTCCGGGCGTAAACCATCATTTGCATCGACGTCCTGACCTAAAACCCACTCAAGGCTTACGCCAAGAGCATCAGCGAGCTTTATGGCAGAGCTCTTTCCAATCGCTCCCCGCACAAACCAGTTGTTAACCGATTGCGAACTTACACCACAAATTCTCGCTATATCCGCTTTGGATATGCGCTTCATCTCAATTATTTCATTGAGCCTTTGGACCTGTGGGTTGTCGGACTGGTGCGTATTTTTTCTCATATATCACGATTTTAAACTAAATGTTTACCGTCTCAACATTCATAAAGTTGACATTAAAATAAACATAATGTTTAATCCCCTCTGTAACTTTAATGGAGTGGTTTATGAACGCATTAGAAAAAGCCATACACATCGCTGGTGACGCAACGAAGCTAGCAGAAAAAACTGGACGTCTCATCTATGACGATTAGCCATTGGAAGCATCGCCATGGGGGAGCCGTTCCTCAGTCTCGGGTTTTCCAAATCTTCCGGGTAACCGGCGTTACTCCGCATGAACTTCGCCCAGATCTTTACCCAAATCCAAACGACGGTTTGTCTTCACAAAATCTGGTGGGATGACCATGCAAACACTTTCCTTTCAACAAAATACCGGATTCAACCCCGGCGCTCTGATAAAGCGAAATCAGGCGAAAGTGGCAGATCACGACGGCATTCGTTCTGCCGTTCGCGCCTGGGCCGCTGCTGAAGGTCAGGATGTTGTTTCGGCATACATCATCGATGAGTGGCGCCAGCAGGGCGGGGAAGAAATTAAATTTCCTGCGGACATCAGCCGCGCCCGACAGAAGCTTTTCCGTTACCTGGATAACGAGGTCGATTCTGAAAAGTATCGCGCGAATGTGCGTCTTCTGACGCCAGCCATCATGTCCGTCCTCCCGTTGGAATTTCGCCACCGCCTGTTGCCTGAAGACAATTTCATGTCCCGACTGGCACGGCTGGAGAAAGAGACCAGCGAAGCGAAGGTTGCCGTTGCCATGGGAGCTCCACGTCATCAAAAGCTGAAAGAACTGAGCGAGGGAATTGTCGAGATGTTCCGGGTTGACCCAGAACTAACGGCGCCACTGATGGCCATCGTCACTTCAATGCTGGGGGTTTTGTAATGTCGGGTATCAAAAAGGCGAAAGCCGCGGTGCTGTAACACCAACGGCTTTCAGGTGCAAAAACGAAGAGGTAATTGCGAGGTAAGTATGTCAGGAACAAAGACTGAGGTAAACGCCCAAGCGACCCATAAATGCTCCTTTTGCGGAGCGAGCAATATTGAGGTTGCAGGCGTTCTCATTGCCGGCCCCGGCGTATCCATCTGTCAAAAATGTGTCTTTCAGTGTGTTGATATTGTCTTTCAACACGCAGAAAAGACCGATAAACCAACTTCATAAGTTCAGGGGTATCTATGCGTGACTATGCAACAGTCGCACCGCAATTCTGGCTGGGGAAAACAGGTCGGGAACTGCGGAAAAAAGGCGCTGAAGCGCAGGTGGTTTCGTTTTATCTCATGACCTCGCCACACGCAAACATGCTCGGTTTGTATTACCTGCCAATTCTCTATATCGCCCATGAAACAGGGCTGGGCTTAGAAGGGGCTTCGAAGGGGCTTAAAAGCACCATCGAAGCGGGGTTTTGTAGCTATGACGAGGACACAGAGATGGTCTGGGTGCATGAAATGGCCGCCTACCAGGTAGGCAAGGCATTAAAGCCAGGTGATAACCGTTGTGCGGGGGTCAGGAGTGAGTATGCATCACTTTCAGAAAACCCTTTTCTTTCATTATTTTACGAGCGTTATAAGGATGATTTTCATCTGAATGTCAAACGCGAATCGTGCCCAACACCAGAAGGGGCTTCGAAGGGGCTTCGAAGCCAAGATCAGGAACAGGATCAGGAACAAGAACAAGATAAAGATCTTTCGGGGCATGGCTCCGCCACCCCCCCAGATGGTGGATCCTCCGATGAAGCTCCATCTGAAAAGCCGAAAAGCAGTTACCCGGAGGAATTTGAACTGGCCTGGAGGGAATACCCAAAGCGCGCAGGAGGCAATAGCAAGGTCGATGCGTTCAAAGCCTGGACTGCTCGAATTAAATCAGGCGCAACAGCGCAGGAGCTTACCGATGGTGTTCGACGATATGCGGATTACATCACTGCTGCCGGAAAACTCAACACTGAGTACGTGAAACAAGCGTCCACGTTTTTCGGTCCCTCAAAGCACTACGAGGAGTTGTGGAGCTTCGAAGTACCAACCGGTAAACGGGATCCGAACTCAATATCCCAGCCAGATAAATTAATTCCGAGTGGGTTCAGGGGGTAGTGATGAAAAATATGATTGGTACTGGTAGTGCGCTGGAGCGGCTGAAAAAACTCATCCCTCCGGGTGTAGAGCCTAAGTTTGGCAGTGTAGAGGAGTGGAGAACCTGGCAGGCCGAGGAAGGGCGCAAACGCTGCGAAGAACTGGAAAAACAAAACCAGCGTACCCGTGCTGAAAAAATATTCGGACGAGCGGGAATTCAAGATCTGCATCGGAGCTGCACGTTCGCAAATTACCAGGTGGCAGGAGATGGTCAGCGCCGGGCGCTCACGATGGCGAAAAGTTACGCACAGAACTTCGGTTCAGGGTTCGCCAGTTTCGTATTCAGCGGAGCGCCGGGAACCGGGAAAAACCATCTGGCGGCCGCAATCGGAAATCACCTGCTGGCTGGTGGTCGCTCTGTGCTGGTGGTGACTATACCTGACCTGATGCTACGTGTTCGCGAGTGCTACGACGACGGGCAGTCAGAGGCTTCGCTTCTGGACGACCTTTGCCAGGTAGATCTGCTCATCCTGGACGAAGTAGGCATTCAGCGCGGCAGCAGCGGCGAAAAGGTCATTCTGAACCAGGTTATCGATCGCCGCCTGTCGTCGATGCGTCCGGTCGGCATCCTGACGAACCTGAACTACGAATCTCTGACGGACACCCTCGGCGCGCGCATTCTCGACCGTCTCCAGATGGACGGCGGCATGTGGGTGAACTTCGACTGGGATAGTTATCGCAAAAACGTCCGCCATCTGCGCGTCGTTAAGTGAGGAAAACATGGCTAGAGCATTTTCTGCTGTTGAGCGCCGGGAGTATGTCCGCGCAGTGATTCGGATCACCAGGCATCAGGGGCGCCTTACGACCACCGAGGCAATGAAAAAACTGGGGCTGAGCCGCGCTACTGTCCAGCGGTATTTTTCCGAAGCAGAAGCGACTGGCGAGGTTGTCCGGCATGGTCGTTTGGGGCTGTTCCGCGATCAGCGGGCCGTCATCGACTTTGACATGAAGCGTTTTGGCCTGGTGCCGAAAGTTGCTGTTGGGATGAATTACAGCCTGCTTGGCAGTCCTGTTTTTCAGCGAGTTTTAGATGTTCAGGAGGCTATTCATGGCTAAGAATTCAATCGATGTATACGGTGCCAGCGGCAAAACAAACGTGCTCAATTTCGAGCCTGAAAACCTGCACCTGGTCACCGATAAGACCCACCCACTTTATGATGAGCGGGTACACCTGCCTATTGAGGAAGGGATGGTACTGAACATTGCGGAGCTGGGTGTACTTGAGCCGATCATCGTCTGGAAAGACCCCGAAACGGGGCTCACCTGCGTAGTTGTTGGCCGTCAGCGCGTTAAACATACCCTGGAGGCAAATAAACTCCGTCTGAAAGAAGGCAAAGACCCACTGCTTGTCCCTGGAGTCGTTAAGCGCGGTTCGGCAAATCAGATGGCTAAATACATGGTCAGTGAAAACGAAATTCGCCGACCTGATACACCGCTTGGCCGGGCTAAAAAAATGTCAGACGCGCTCGACCGCGGGCTCGATGAGGACGACATTGCGGTGTTGTTTGGCTGCAGCGTTCAGACCGTTCGAGCAACGCTCTCCCTCCTCGATGCTACCCAGGCCGTCCGGGAAGCGGTAGAGGCTGGCACAATTACCGTTACCCAAGCCCGCCAGCTTGGCACACTTCCCCCGGAAGAGCAGCGGGAAAAAGTGAAAGAGATTGAATCTGCGACCGCTGGGACTACCGGTCATGAAAAAGCCCGGCGTCAGCGTCAGATCCTCGGTGAGGCAAAGCCTCGCCTGAAAACCCGCAAAGAAATTACTAAAGCCCTGGAATCTGCCGAGGGTGAGTATGCGAGCGCACTCCGTTGGGTGCTTGGGGAGGCCGTATGACAATCGTAAAAACCCATACCGGCACCGTGATCACCAGAGACGGTCCGAAGGTAAAAAAAACTGCACCAGACAGAGCGGATGTGGGTCGTTGGCAAAAACGAGTTTTACCACAAAGAAACCGGGCGCCGTCACTTTGCAGAAAATACACGCCGCCGGTTGTTGTTGGAAACGATTGAGGCGATAGGTGGTTCACATGACTGAACACGTCGAAAAATACACAAACAAGGCTATAGAAATCATTGCCGACTATATCCAGCGCACTAACAAGAAAAACGAGCAGTTGCAGGAAGCGAAAGTGCGCTTGGATAAAAAAATCGCTCTGTTCGCAGACGATGAGAACTGCAACACAAACAGGCTGATGTCTGTATTTTTACCAGCAATGACCAGCCATACCCGAGATGGCTTTTTCGAAGAGATAGCAGCGGCGTTAGAAGGAGCCAACCAATGACCAAATATGAATTACTCGACTCAAAAATAATGAGCAAAATTGATGCGCATCCTATGCCATTTTCCAGTCTGTGCGTCATGGATGTAGCAGAAGAATGCAGCCGCATCGCAAAGGATGAGAATAAGCCAGAACCTTTCCGCATTCTCGATCGCCGGCTTCAGGCGTTACGTAAATCGGGAAAAATCCGCAGTACATCCAAAGGCTGGGTGAGGGCTTAACTAATGACCAGCAATAGGAAGTGTTTGGCTTAGTTATCAAGTCAAACCGTCTTGATTTGATACATTGTGGGCGCTAAGGGCCCGCTAAAATTTAATGATAATCAGTGATGTGAAAACGTCGATTGGATTATCCAGCACTATAATGCTAAGAAAAAGCCCCTAAGTTCCAACATAGGGGCTTGTTTTGTTTATAGATACACATCATCATTAACTCTTACATACCTACTGTGATTGCGTTTTTTGCTCTGAATACTTTCGTGAGTGACCTGCTCATCGCTGAGATCACCTCTTCGCTAAATAGTAAGCAACTAAGATGAGTTCGCTGAACATTAGACTAATTGCTCCTGACCTTTTTCTATGTAATTCAACATGTGATACTTTAGCGCTTCCTTTATGGCATCGTTCACATCAGCATGTGCATGCTCCAGCCGAGAACTCTACTGCGCGAAATACTTCCCCGAGTGGTACATCATCGATCAGGATTACCGCGGTGTGAAGTATGCGAAGGATAAGCAGGTTGCGCGTTGTGGTAATGCGGTTCCTCCGCCTTTTGCTGAGGCGCTGGTGAGGGCTAATTTACCGGAGATGTGCCTGAAAAAAGGTATTGCAACATGATAAAACCCGCTTCGGCGGGTTTTTTATTATGGAAAAACATCAATCTAAACATAAGCATGGTGTTGGCAAAAAGTGCTGCAGAGGGGTTGAACATTTCACGTAACCGGTATACTGTTTATTTGTACAGTATCCATGTGAGGTGCTAACCATGAAAGTTGAAGTCACAATTGATAAACATAAAAAACTCCCTGATGGCGCCATACCTGCGCTTGAGCAAGAATTGCAGCGCCGCTTGTCCCAGTCTTATGATGACTGCAAATTAACCATTCGACGCACAAGCAACGATGGCCTTAGCGTTTTGGGCGGCGCTGATGGCGATAAAAAACGTGTAGAGCAAATCCTGCAAGAGACGTGGGAAAGCGCGGACGACTGGTTTTACTGATTCACCTTTTGGTGGCTGGCATTTCCCAAAGCATCGCAATAAGCGTGTCCCTTTGATGCTGTCACCGGACTTTTTTTTGCGTCTGTATGTCGCTCAGGGGGTAGTGTGAGTGATGGTATTGAGGTTCCTACTAATCATTCCTGGTACGATGTTGTCAGGAGATCAGATGGCGCCATTATTTGTAGCTTCCCGGCCGAAGGAAGGCATCTGATTTACAGGGTTAATGGCATAATTTCAATGCGACCTTTATTGCCTGAAGAAGAAATTTTTACTCTAAACGGATTTATGAAATTTGCGGAACGACTTGGCTACCGAGTTCTCCCACCTTCTGATAATATGAAATCAACGGCCTGAACAACCGTTACCTACTGCGCCACGGAGAGAAGCCATGGCGCAATTGCACTTAATAAAACAATCGCAAGGTATCCTGATCCCCGCGACGCCGGAGACCAGTGATTTTCTGCAATCAAAATGCAAGCTCGGATCCGTTCTGGAAGCAGATTATAAGCTTGTCCGCAATCCGGCGTTTCACCGCCGTTACTTTGCTTTACTCAATCTCGGTTTTGAATATTGGGAACCTACCGGCGGGGCGATTTCGTCTAACGAGCGCAGGCTTATCACATGTTACGCCAAATACCTTGCTGCATATGGCGGGAGTGAATCGGCGTTGCTTGATGCCGCCGGGCAATATCTCGACCGGATAGCTGAGAAGCGATCCGGCTATATCAGTATTTGCAAATCCTTCGATGCTTACCGGGCGTGGGTCATCGTTGAAGCCGGCCACTATGACGCCATACAGCTGCCGGACGGCACGCTGAAAAAACACCCTCGCAGCATTTCTTTCGCAAGCATGGACGAATGCGAGTTCCAGGAACTGTACAAAGCATCGCTGGATGTTCTCTGGCGGTGGATCCTCTCTCGTTCATTCAACAGCCTGCAGGAAGCCGAGAACGCCGCAAACCAGCTTTTAAGCTTCGCGGGGTGATGCCGATGAAACGCTCATGGTTTCACCATCTCGAATGCACAACGCAGCAGGCCGAAGAATTGGTAGCGAGATATCGTCAGCGGGGCGTAAAGGTCGAACGAAGCTTAAACCCTGACTTTATGACATGGACCGTCAGCGCGCAGCTGGTGGAGGACAAAAATCCGCCTCGGCCAGACTCTCGCTGGCGCAACAGGATGTGGGGGTGAGTATGGCCAACCTTCGCAAAGCGGCCCGAGGTCGCGAATGTACAGTGCGGATCCCTGGTTACTGCAACGGCAACCCGGAAACCAGCGTGTTGGCGCATTACCGCCTGGCGGGTACGTGCGGCACAGGATGCAAGCCTGACGATACTCAGGCGGCGATCGCCTGCAACGGGTGCCATGACGTAATTGACGGCAGAACCAAAACCACCGATTTCACATACGACGAATTGCGCCTGATGCACGCAGAGGGGGTAATGCGCACCCTGGAAATCTGGCGGAAAGAGGGACTCATCAAATCATGAAAATCTACGATATCACGCCCATCGGCAAACCCAGGATGACCAGAGCTGATAAATGGAAGCAGCGTCCGGAAGTAATACGTTACCGGGCGTTCTGTGATGAAGCTCGTCTGCGCAAAATTCACCTGCCAGATTCCGGCGCTCACGTCACGTTCGTCATGCCTATGCCGCAAAGCTGGAGTCAGAAAAAGAGAGCGCAATACGCAGGACGTCCACATCAGTCAAAGCCCGACTGCGACAATATGCTGAAAGCCCTAATGGACGCCCTCTATGAGGATGATTCACACGTATGGGATTGCCGCATCACCAAAATATGGGGCGAGAAAGGGCAGATCATCATTGGGGAATCTCTATGACCCTCGATCACTTCATGCAGTACCAAACCGAGAGCGTTAAGCGCGCCAGTATGCCGCCAGTAGCAAAGCACAACCTGAACCAGACCAAACCTAAACAGCCAAAGAGGGCCGCAGCGTGAATCTTGAAAACACAGTGAAATACCACTTCGCAAAATCCACGCTGATTAGCGATTCTCCGCGTGCTACCGCCTCAGATTTACTGACCGGCACCGACATCATGGCAGCAATGGGCATGACCCAGGAACGTGCCGCTATGGGGTATAGCGCTTTCCTGGGCAAGATGGGCATAAGCAACAATGAC